TCAGAGCACATATGTGCTCTGAGTATTTATGATATTAAAATTCAGGATCATTAAATTTGATCTGTCCTAGTTCAGTACCATTCATTGTTAGACTATATAGAGCCATAACGCCTTCATTAGTTGTCTGAGCAATATTCATACCGGCCAATGAAATATAATGTCTCTTAGAATTTAATTGTTCTCTAAGCTCGGCGTTGGCTTCGATGGAATATACAGACTTAACAGTAACTTGATCTCCATCGTAATCCGCGCCGCATGAACTTAGTAGGGTATTACTCATATTCAACGTATCAACAAACTTATCTGTTGTATTCGTTCCAATAAGTTCTTTGCGAATATATGGATAATGCTTATATAATTTACCATTAACCAGCATAGGCTCTGTTTTAATAGTGGAGCTTACATTAATACCAGATGGGAATTGGTTGTAACAGCTATCTATTGGGTATCTAGTGATTAAAACCATCTTATCTTGAGTAACTTCCATAGCTGCCAAATATAATAGATCACACCACGTCATAGGGCGCTCTAATATAGGCATCTTCTCATCAGGAGTTATAAAACCAGTCTCATCTCTAATCTTTTCTGGCGGTATCAAATTACCTCTAAACCATATACCAACATCTGAATATTTTCTATCTTCCGTGGGCATTCTAATAGGTCTAAACCGATCTGCTATACCGTGTACAAATCTATCCAATTCTTCTCTTAAAATATCATCAGAGAAAGAAATTCTGAAATCTTTAAGTTTAACTTTTACGGTCTTAATTGGCTTACCGTTTTTATCTCTAATAATATAATCTCTGACTGGCTGCGATGTATACTCGTTATAGAAAAAATTCCTAATGTACGTTAATATATATGGATAGAAGTTTGTGACAACGGATGCTAATGGAACAGATACATGGTCTAAATCTGTCAACATATCGTCTACATTTTCTACTTTTAAATTTGGTGCAGTAATAACTAGTCTAGAAGAATAGTCCGCTGTCTTAGATTGTACAGCAGAACGTATAACGCCAAATTTACCAGCCATACCAGAGCCAGTAGAAACTCCATTGATATTACCTTTAGAAAAGTATTCATAAATATTTAATAAGATATCTTGAATACGTCCTATAACAGAATCATATAGAGTTAATCCATATTCATCATATTCTTTTAAAGAATTAGCTGTACGTAATAGAGAAGCATACAGCATATTGATATCTCCAACGCCTACATGTCTATCCTGTGTAGATACATCTCTATAGTATGCCGGTATAACTGGATAATTCTGGATAAACATAAATTCTCTAAAACGTTCTAAAAACTTAATATTATTCTTTCGATCGATAGAATTAGACCCTGGTCTGAAATGAATATTGTTTCTATTCTTATATAAGAACTTTAAACCAGTTTCTCCACCATCTTCTTCTGAAGATGGTTCTAAATATCCTTCTTTTGTTAATTTAAAGTATGCTGTACCATGTACACACTGAGGTAGTTTACGATCTATCTTCTGCCATATAGAATAGAACAATGGATGGATAAAATGAGGTCCACCCAGATTGATATAAGCAAATGTATTAGCCCGATCCTGCATGGTAATTCCAAAGATTTCATTTGATAACAATCCATCTGGAGTAGGCGAATTATTAGAAACGAAAAAGATCGGATTTGTAATCTGTTTGAGCTCATTTACTTTAATAAATTTATCTATATCCAACGGCTTAATAGACAAAAATTCTTTTTGTTCGGCCAATGATAAGACCTCCTTTATATACTAAACCTTACATTACCTAAATGTAGAATTCATCAAAAACCCAATTTTGTAATCTAAGTTTTTCTAAATTATATATTATATAGGTGAGAAAAGGATATGTATAATCATGAAATACATATCGCCAGATATCAAATTTTCTATGATACCTGGAAAAATTTAGTCAAAACAAAAGGAGGACTTACATCATGAAATTTACATTAAAAGGTTTTGAAATCAACGGCAAGAATATCGAGGGTGTCAATCTTGACTTCAAATTGGATGAAGTTAATGTCGAAATGACTGTCGAAGAGATGGTTCAAAATGGTAAGGATGTAATGAACATTGTTACCACATTCCGTGAAATGATTAACGACCAGGAAGTGCGGAATGACCAAAGTAGAAAGATGGCTAATGAGATCAACCAGCTCAGAGAGAAAAATCGTTTACTTCGGGACGATATCGAGGGACTTGACAGAGATGTCGAAAAACTCGATAAGGAAAATACCGAACTTAACGAAAAGCTCGGCGAACTCGACCTCGAGAATACGAGATTGAAGATGGATTTGAAAGCAATGAATTCATAATCAATATCAGCCAAAGAAAATAAAAGAGACTCCATATGGAGTCTCTTTTATTTTTTAATTGTTTTAATAATAAGCTCTTTCTTTTTTGTAATCTTAGAAGATATATGAACCTGGGTGGAGAATAATTCTAATTGTATATTCTCATACAACTTCAATAAGTCTTCTATATTTTTAACTGGAATAATCTTAATTTTAAATATCTCTTTGGAAGCTTCCATAGATTCAATAGCAATCTCAATTTCATCCTGACTGAAATACTGATTGAGTATTCTATATACAGCAACACAGGATTCAAAATGATTGCCAATGTTTTCTGGTTTGCCAGAAATGTCTAACATCTTGGCAAATTGTGGTAATGTCATAATTACCCTCCCATTACATCTTCAAAAGCTTCTTCCATATCTACATCACTGACATTTGAGGAGGTTGTACTCGAAGAATTCTGATTCTGTCTATTTTCTTCTCTCATTCTTCTTTGTTCTATTATAGAAGATGGAGAATGATCTGAGATATGTCCATACTTCATATCTACATCAGATTTGTTCTGATTTCCTATCTTATAATTTGTGATAGGACGTTTGGCTCGTTCTTCTTCTTGTTTCTTCTCTTTTTCTTTCTTAGCATCATCTATGGATTTCTGTACTTGATAGTAGTACAGAGCATGGATAAATCCCATTGGCTGGTCTTTAGCAGAGATAATGTCAAATCCTCTTCTAAAAGCCGACTGCAGATGAATTAGTCGATTCGCCAGGTGCTCTGCATTGCCAATTGATGACGTGTAAAAAGCAACTGATAGGGAGACATCGCTTCTGCATCAACATGATTCATAAACTTAGTTCCCTTCTGTGGCCCTTCAATATATTCATCTTCAAATTCTTGTGCAGGAATATGATACTTGATCAAATTGTTTGCTGCCACTTCTCTATAAGTAAAGTAAGAGAGTTTACCATTAAACATAGAATAGTTATCTGGAGTAATAGAAGAAATCATCTTATATATAACCAGACACTTATTCTTAATCGATTTAACTACAGAATTTTTATCTGCTTTGAAATCAATCGGGCGGAGTAATTTACGTTTCTTATCAATAAAGAATGCCCGATCAATATAGCTGGAGATAATATAAACAGATTCATACTTCTGTCTAAATTCATCATCCAAATATTCTAATTCAATTAAGTTATATAGAGATCTTGGACGAAGAGTAATAGCATAGTTATCAGATAAGATATAATCTTCTTTTCTAGAAGCAAAGTTATCTTCTACTTCTCCATGTTTAATGATATCTTCAAAACGTTTCTTATCTTCGTCTTTAGCAGATTCATCAAACTCATACATGTCTTCCATATTACATTTAACCATCATAAACTCTTTTGATTCGGGTTTCTGATAGCCAATGTAGTTAGATCCACTAAATGTTGCCTTATATAACCCAAAGTATAATTGATCTAAATCTCCTGCATCGATAGATTTCATCCATGCAGTAAAAGATGCCGGTTTATTTGGAGTTACATCATGAGCATACATTGTAGCAAATACTTTCTTCAAATGATCCAATTGAGAATTATAACTTTCGGAAGAAAGTTTAACAATGTCAGAACCAGTCAATGGAGTGAAATGAATCAGACGTCCTGTATTAAAAAGAGGAACAGACTGAGATTCTGTAAAAGATTTATCTGTCTTAGCTACATATCCAATAGCCGTATTGATATTCAAAGGAGTCCCAGACATAGTAAATCCAGTCAAATCAATAGATTCTGTAGGATCGATTGTCTTCTTAACTACTTTTTGGAAAGATTTAAACTTATCGAAAGTAATCTTTTCTTCTTCCTTTTTATCTTCATCTGTTTTTACTTCTTTTTCCAAATCTTCATCCGCATTGATATCTGTATCTTCTATAGAAGAGAAATCATCTTCATTTACATCTAATTCTTTAATAGCATCTAAAGAATCAGACACTTTCTCTTCGATCTTCTTATCAGATTCTACTGACTTAGCTTCTGGACGAATATTGGTAATATCTCCTTCTCCAAGTTCAGATTCTGCTTGTTTAGTGGTCACATTAGGATTAATCATATCATTCATACTTCTGGCTTCAATCTGTCCATTAAATTCTGCCTGTTCTGCCAATTCTTTGCATTTGTCGATGTATGGCTGAATTCTATCGCGCATCATTTCTTTCTTAGTACGTTCGATATTCTCATCAATTCTGTCATACATCTCTTCTTCAAACTTCTTAGCGGCAGATACTTCTTCTGTAAACGGTTTGATATCTCCTGCATGAACCGTTTTCATTTCAGCAGATGATTTTGTTCCTACCATCTTAGGTGTTAAGATAATAGGTTTCCCTTCTTCTTTAGTAATCTGTACTTCAGTAGCAGGGTCTGTCTCTACAACAGTCTCCGGTTTAGCCTCTTCTACTTTTACAGGTTCTTCTTTGATTTCCTCAGCAGTTGTCTGAGGATTCTTAATCAAATCATCTAAAGAAATTGTTTTTTCCTGCATCGTAAATATTCCTCCTTAAAATTTAGGTATTCTGTAACCATGATAAAGTTTTGGTTTCAGTATCCAATAGTAATACATACATCCGTTTTCTTATCGTAATATAGATATACAGATTCTTCTGTAATTCATCCACTGTATCAAACTCTACATCAACAGAACGAAATTCTGGCAGATATATATTCTTCTGGGTATTGACTTCATCTTTCAGTCTACCCAGATCGTCCATAAATGTATATCTGTAGTTCTCAACAAGACCTACGCCCATATTGGGTCTGGTTGGATATGTACCAGGTTTCATCATGATCAGCATAATAATCTTATCTATAACTGCTTTGACCCCTGTATCCACTTGTGGTCTGTTGAATTCATCCAATGATAGATTGTATTCTGAATATCTATTATTGATTTGAGATGTAACTGTATTCAAATTTACATTCACTTTATCACCAGCTTTCATATCCCTAAAAACATTAAAAATGCTTACTATGGTGTTGAAGGCATTGAATATAATTAAAAATGAGTTCTTGTCATCTAAATCTTCTGAAATAATATACTATATAGAGGAGAGAGACTAATATTAGTCTCTCTCCAATACTGTATATTTATTTTGGAGTATATCATGGATTTAGATATACAAGAAAGGAGGAGCGGCATGTGTTACGCGATATTCGTTGTATAGACTATGCCAAGTGGCTTTCGGCCGACTTGAAGATTGGTTTAGAACGATTAAACCAAATCGAGGAAACTGATGAAAATAAAGAGTCACTTCTTAGTCTTAAGAATGCATTTATGCGAAATATCATAAGTGCTCAAGATATCTTATTAAGCTCTCAATCTTAATAAGAAAATAACATAGTTTCATAATTATAGACTTTGCCGCTCCATGAAGTCTATAATTATCCCTATGTTTATAGGCGATTTATTTTTTATTATAGTAGCTCGAAAACATCTAATTAAACTGAAAAGACTATTATAAAGGAGGACAATGATGGCTTCTGATAGAAAAATAAAATGCCCTTTCTGTACTTATAGAGAAACCAAAGATAAAGTAATTGATCATATTGATCATAAACATGAAGATATGATTCCGGAAAACTATAGTGCAGCCAGAGTATTGTTCGATCATATTCATCATAAGAATCATGGTACTTGTGTGGTATGTAAACGTAAAACCGAATGGGACGAAAATATTCAAAAATATAAGAGACTCTGTGGAAGATCGGAATGTAGAGATAAACTACGCAGCATGTATAAACATAATATGATGAAAGTCTATGGCAAAACAACCATATTGGATGATCCAGAACACCAGAAAAAGATGTTAGCCAATAGGGGTATTTCTGGTATATATAGATTTGACAACGGTAAGATTAAAGAATATACTGGATCATATGAAAAGAAATTCTTAGAGTTCTTAGATAAAGTACTTCATATGGATCCAGATGATATTATGATGCCTGGACCTACATTGGAATATGAATATAAGGGCGAAAAACATTTCTGGATATTGGATTTCTTATTACTTCCATTTAATTTAGTAGGAGATATTAAAGATGGTGGGAATAATCCCAATAAAACTCGTATGCCAGAATATAGAGCTAAACAAGTAGCTAAAGAAAAGATGATTACGAATATGGGAGAATACAACTATATTCGTTTGACCAATAATCAATTTGATCAGCTCTTAGAATTCATGTATGAATATAAGATGCAATTATTAGATGATTCAGATGATAATAGAAAAGCAATCATTAAAATTAATGAAAGTACAGATATACAACACGAATCTATTCGAAATATCTTGGGTACAGATAAAGTAGTTTCTGGGTTTATTCCTAATCTGAAAGCAGAGATAGACGACGATCAATGGTACGATTATAACCAAGTTGATGAAGTCTATTTTATATATCCCTATCATAATGGAGTATTTGATATTCCTATGAGAAAGATAGAACAAATAGAATGCTTTGATGATAAGAAAAAAGCATTGTATTATGCTTTATATCTCTGTACTCATGGAGCCACTCCATTATATGTAAAAGATACTTTACATATAGATCCAGATTGGTGGAATGAATACAAATCGGAACAATTCTATTTCTTAAAAGCTAAGAGATTTATTATTAAAGATGGTAAATATATGATCAATGTAAAAGATAAACTCTCTTATAGTGCTATCATTACTAACTTGAATAAAGTTGTACATGAAAAATGTAAAATTAAGAAAAATGAAATTAAGTTTGATGGATGGGTAAAGTAGGTGAAAAATGGGTAAAATAAATGAAACTATGGGTTTAGCCGGAATAGGAGGGCCTATAGGAACAACCAATGCTATTTTTGTTTCTAAATTACAATCTCCAACTATGCTTAGACCACAGTATTGTGTACAAGACGATATGATTACAGACAATATCATCACAACAGATAATGATGGCGTATTACGAAAAGTATCTTCTGATTATCTCAAAGATAAAAATGTTCGCATGTTTAAGTATATGGGTAAAGATCCCAATAAAAGACTAATGACTATTTTAAACTCAGTGGATACAGAAGTACCCAGAGAATTTATATATGAAACCATCTCTGGTAAATATCTCTTAGAGGATAGTCAAATTGAGTTTGATGAAGACTTCCAAGAAGTCAATTTCAATGAGATGAGAGCCATGATAGAAAATGATGCTTATACTGTATTGAATAAATTTATCTATCTGGCTAATCCAGAATTAGCAAATCGATATACCCAAGTCTCTAATCAAGAATCTTCTGAATTATTGGAGGGTCACTCTTCTGATATTGTTATTATGGAAGATCAATCAATGGGATACTTTGCTATGAATAAGAAATCTCTTCGTAGATCTAGATTCTTCGAAAATGTAGAAGATATCGAAATCTATGATGATTTAGAAGAATAATCGGAGGTAATCAATAGATGAATTCAACAAACAATGATCCATTTAATGAAGCCTTTCGAATAAAAAACAGTAATGCCGATCTATCTGAACAAGATAAACAAGTCAAAGATTGGAGACTGGGTTCCAATATCATTCTCTTATATTCTACTTATAAAAGATTGAATGATTTGGAGATGGATTATAACCGTTTCTTAAAGATGCCTTATTCTCAACAAGAAGATTCTGATGATGTATCTGTACGTATCTTTGGTAAGAAGAATAAAGAACGTTATGAGGATATGAGACATCAATTCTATAGTGCGGAAGTAATCAAAGACTATGTAGAATATGATCCTAGATTCTATAATATAGATCCTATAGACAGAGTATTCTTAATGCGACATTTGATCGATGACAAGATGTTTCTCCAAAGAATAGACAGAAAAGAATTCTTATGTAATCTCCAAGAAGATGCATCCGATTTTGATTTAGATTATCATACTGATATTATCAAAGAAGATTTAGAATCGGAATATAGATCAGAAAATATTTTTACCAATTATAATTGTCAGTGTCCTATGTTTAGATCAGACGATGCAAAAATATTATATCTAAATTCTAATAGAGAACCAAAATATGGAAAAACTGATGTAATTTCTTATGATTTCTGGCAAAAGTGGAACGAATATATTTCTGGAAAAAATATGTTATCATATGCAACTAAATATGGAAATTCTTATATGAATATGATTCTGGATCTCAAGAAAAAAGGAGATAAGCAAGGTCAAATTGAATTAGGATGGAGTCCTGAGATTTCCATAACTTTAGATCAGCTGTCTAAAATACAGATAGCCAACTATAAATATATGAATCAAATCATTGATCATGTTCATATCATCAATGTAATGGATTATATGAATTCTTTGTCTGGAAGTGACGAGAATATCAGTCCAGAGTATAAACTAGTAGACTCTTACTTCTTATTCTGCGAGTTAGATAGAGATAACCAATATATTATACGACTATATCTAGTTCCAACAATTAACGAAACTAAAAATGCTATAGAAATTGGTATAGACCAGAACGATAAAGTATACACATTCAATAAAAGAATGGATATTTTACCGGAGTCTACACAGTTTATTGTCTTTGAGATTCCTAAATATGATATACTTAAAGGCGTAACTCAAGATACGCCATACGACACTGACTTTGCTAAGATAGATATTAATAATATAGGAGCTCTTAAACTATATCTGAATGCTATTATAGTAGAACTATATAGAAAATATAAAATTGATATTCCGATACATCTATTCTTATATAAAATCTACATGGGCGGATTTAGAAAGTTCTTCTCATTAAATAATCGATATAAATATTTCCGGTATTATTTGGATAAAAAGATGATGAAGATTCCATTCAAATCTACTATGTTAGAAGCAGTTATGACCAACGAATTCCCTGTAGAATTTAATAAAGATGGAGATCTCTTAATCTCTAAAGGAAGACGAATCAATTTCGAAGGAGAATATTCCAGAACTCATTTAGCTCTTAAGATGTATGAGAAGAATAAGAATACAACCGGAATGAAGTATTGCATTTGCAAACTTTGGTATATGAATATACTCTTAGAAGAAAAGATTCATGATAGAAAAACCAAGCCTACAGAAATCAAATCATTAAACAAGGCTCGTTCTAAGATACTAAATGATATCAATAAGTATTCTGAAATCGTGTTAAAAGAAGAACCGGATTTTGATATTATTAAAACATACCAAGATTCTCCTTTTAACAATGATAAGATTAAATTCTCTAATTATACATTAGGCCATGCATATGATTGGATCAAGAAACTACTAACTTTCAAAACGAATCCGTAATTATATATTATTATAATGA